AACAGTCACGATTAGGACTACTAAAGCCCAAACCCTGACCTCTATCTCATCTTGCGTCAGAAGCCGATTGACTTGGAACTTGGGGGGGTGGTTGTTGGACAACTTGTTTCTCCAATATAGGTGCTACTAGGTAATCGGGACAGTCTTGGGTGAATTGGCAATCAGGACGCTGACATTGTTTGGCAGAGAAGTTCTTAGGATTTTGGCAAAAATATCGGTAGCGATCACTACATGATGCCAAAACGAATAAACCTATACATATCAACCACTTCATGTATACAAAATGGCTTTTTCTGTACATATTCATTTGGTTTCTTTCAGTTCTTGTTTCAACTTACGCAATTCTTTCATCTCTCGCTTGAGTTGTGCTTTCATGTAAAGAGTCTCCACATAAGCCATTGAGGTTGCACCAACGACAACACAGAGCATCACCCCAATTAAAACCCACCAGATAAGTTTTGCAGTTGCCACATCAGCCACCCAAAGATCAATGAAATAAACCCAACAGCAACCAAACTACTTATCCTCTCAATCTGGCGAATTTCCTCTTGTTCTTGTCTCCATCTAGCAATTCGAGCCTTCCTGATCATCTCCGACCTCGCCCACTCTTGCTCTTGCTCAATTTTTGCATACATCTTCAAGAATCTGCTATACAAGTCCTTCAACTCAGAGGGCGCATACACCATCGCCTCCCTCACTTGTTCCATCAGTTTCTCAAGTTGCAACTCAATTAGAGTCCTCTCAATCGCTTTCTTGCTACTATTTTGGTCAGGATCATAGACATTCTTTGATTCTTCCTCTAATGACCGATAGTAATTGTTGATTTGCTGTTGTGTATCGAATAAAAGACCAAGTTTCTCACCAATGTCTTTAATGAGTAAGAGTTCCATCTCTTCATAAGACTGTTGCTTCTTGGAAGCGGTTTTCGCTTTCGCCAGAGGCTTGGGGGCTTCTTCTGTTGGCTTGGACTTGGGCTTTCCGCTAAGCAGGCCAATAAACCACTGCCAAATGCCCTTGATTGCCTTGACATCTGCAAGGACGCCTTCAACTGTCTTCTTAGCACCTTCAAGTTCCATGCGCCCCTCATGGAGCATTGCACAGCCTTGCTTAATAAAGCCAACTGCACCTTGCGCCAACATGAGGAGAGAGAAAGGATCAATGGGTGTCTCCTAGCCAACAATCGCACTAACGTATTTCTTGGTTTCAGCAAAGTCTGGCACTTTATTACCAGCCTTGATGACATTTCCAGCACCTGCGTTATATGCCGCAGTAGCCAATTTGACATCGCCACCAAATAATTTAAGTTGTTTTGCCCAATATCGCACACCTCCACGGACATTTTGCTCAAAGTCGTATGGATCAACGCCTAATTCTTGGGCAGTTGTAGGCATAAGTTGCATCACGCCAATAGCACCCTTGGGAGATAAGGCAGACTGCTTAAACCCAGACTCTTGGTTTGCCAATTTAGTAAGCAAGTTAACGTGCTCTCCAACGCCTAGTTTTTTAGCCTCATCCTCAATAATGGACGAAACTTCTTGTTTTCTAGGTATTGAATCTTGTTGCAACTTCAGCAGTTCTTGGAACTCAGCAGGGCTTAAACCTTCTTGCGGTTGTTCTTGAGTTTGTTCTGGGGCTTGCTCTTGTTGCATAGCGTCAGGCATTTGTGCATTTTCAGATTGCTGATCCATTCCAATGTTTATGCCATTGTTTATCATGCTTTGCTTTAGTGCGCCTGTTGCTGTCTCAATCGCAGAATCCTTGCCTGAAGCCAAAGCAGACCTAGCCTTATTAACGCTTGTCAACAAGTCTTTAACTGAGTCTGGGTTGGTAAAAACATTCATGTAAGCCGCATTGTCAATACGTTCTTTCCTGTTTTTTAAGAATCGGGCGGCAAGTGACAAAGTTGCATAAGCGACGGAGAAAATAGGCGAGACAAAACTTGTAGCAGTAGTTATAACAACATCCCTTGTTGCCCCACCAAAGCCCATTGCCCTCTTAGACAACTCTAAGTCAAGTTTATCGCCCAACATATCTGTTGCTTTGATAAGTTTCTGAGCATTCTCTAATGCTTGCTTGCCAAACGCATTTTCAAATGATGCTTTGTTCTTTTCTAAGAAGGCTAAAGAATCATCTTGTTTAAATGCCGTGTTAAGCATTGCCCTCTGGATGCCTTTAGTCTCAGCACCAGTAGTATCTTTCTTGGCAACATTAAGCAATTTGTTAAGCATCTCAGGCTTGGCAAAAGCACCTGATTCATTAGTATTGAACACATCCTCAAGACGAGTTTTTCTAATTAAGGTAGTGGTTGCCGCATCAGCCATGTCTGCCACAGCCTGTTCAGCATTTGCTCTTGTTCTGCCATACGCATCAAGATTGATAGATAAGTTCTCAAACTTCCTCTGTACTTCAGGAATAATCCTAAAGACATCAGGGTTTGAACGAATAAATGACTTAACAGCATTAGGATTGATTGTTCCATCAGGCTTAACAGCACTATCTTTGCTTAAAAAGATGTGCGTTATCGCATCAGTTAATGCGTTGATAGAGTCAGGAGTTCTTCCATTTATGTTGATATATTGGTTAACAACCTCTGGGCTGTTGAACTTCTTGTATACATCTTCATTCTTGATCGCATCGCCAAACCTGTTTTTTCTATACAGTTGACCACCAATGCCTTCATAAAATGGACGCATAAATTCATCGCCATACTCTTGCTTCAAGGCAATATAGCGTTGTCCAAAATCACCACCTATGCGCTTTATTTCACTATCTAAAACATCTTTAGCAGTTTGAAGTTGTCTTAGGCCAATTCTTGCATTTGGATCGCCAGCAGTTGCGGCACGATAGCGGATGCTAACTTCTTTGTTTAACTCTTTAGAGTATTGGTCAATCAATGAGAATGGAGAGCCTGTTTGCTCATTCACATTAGTCCTAAACCCTTCAATTGCTTTTTGCAAAACAGGTGGAAGTGTTTGGAATAGGTTGTCATCAATGGCTTGTGTGGCTTTATAAACATTCTGAACGCCACCTTGATCTAAACCAATATTGTTTAGTTCTGCCTCTTTATTTAAATAACCAAAAGCCGTGTCGTAATAGCCTTTTTTGGCTCTTTTCTGTGTCTCAATGGCTTTTCTTATGTTTTCACCGATAGCATCTTGATACTTGCCAGAACTTGCCAAGAACTTTTCTGAAAGATTCTTAACTGCCTTATCAGCATATGCACTCAAACCTTGCAATGTTTTAAGTGATTGTGCATTTTCAGTACCAAATGACTGTAAAACCCCATTAGAAACAGGGAACAACTCGTCAATCTTGCTTTGCAATGCGCTCTCAGACTTGAGCCTGTTTGTTCTGACTGTGTTAATTGAGTCAACACTATTGGCACTAGCGTCTTTGGCTAACTGAGTAATACTCAATTCTTTAGTGATTTCACCCAAGTTAGGAGAGTAATCTTTGCCAAGGAATGACTTTAACTCTGCCGCATCTTGGAATCGTTGTGCAATGTTTTCATCCTTTGCAACCAAATCAGACAATGCTTTAGGAATTGGCTCTTTTGCAGGCATCAATATGTCGCCAGCAATCTTAAATGGTGCTGTAACAGCCTTGTATGGCAGTGTGGCGGCTTTACCTGCTCCATACAATCCAACATTTAATGCGCCACCAGTTGCCGCTTCTTCTGCTACTCGTTCAGCATCAAGGCCACCTTGAGCAAATGATGTAACAGCAGATGGGATTCCTGCGCCAACAACGCCACCACCTGTTACTCGACCAACATTAGAAAGCAAGCCAGCACCACGCACAGGTGTGCCTACTAATCCAAGTGCCACGTTTGCGGGATCAAACAATTGCTGACCAATTTGTGAGGCAAACATCTTTGGCTCTGCAACAGCATAACTGCCAATGTTTTGAAGATTTCCAACTACTTTTTCGCCAAAAGAACGATTGCCATACAGTTCAAGTTCACGCTGTTTCTCTGCTTCTGCCTGTTGTTGGGCGGCAAGCATTTCTTGCTGTGCTTGTGTAGAGCCTAAAGGTGCGGCAATGCGGTTAAATAGTCCTGTTGGGCCAGTTAATAGGCTAGATACAAGGTTGCCTTGACCACGACCAGTTAAGACATCTAAGCCTTTTCTGCCTGTATAGCCAAAAAATCCTTCTTTCTCCATTGCGGCTTTTTCAGCCTCTAAAGCCTGTTGCTGTTTGGCGGATCGTTGTGCGGCAATGAATTGGTTAGGTGAAGTAACGCCAGTTAATGCAGAACCTCTACCGCCACCAGCCCCAGTAGGAGGCAACTTAGATTCTTCTTGTGTAGGCGCACTACCACCAATTAAGGACTTGAGTTCTTCAAACTCATCTGCTGTGAGAGCCATAGTTATTCCTTAATTTATAAACCAAGTTGTTTGCGCTGTTCTGGAGATGCTCGTTTTAGTAACTCATCCCTTCTAGACATTGGATTTGCTCCAGTAGGTGCAGAGGGTTTTGGAATATTCCTAACACGAGATTCTAAATAAACATTATTTGAAGCCAAAACATCTTCCTGTGCTTGTTTTAGACGTTTTAATGCCTGTTCAGCACCAGCGTTTGTGTTTAACTTTAAATAACCCTCAATCTGTTTTTGCGCTCTTAAAGCATCATCTTTTGCTTGGACACCTTTAGCCGCATTAAGAACACCATTTATTCCTTCTGTCAAATAAGAACGAATATCATCCTGTGCTTTTGTATTGTCAGATGGTTCACCAAGGAATCCTGTGCTTTCTGCCCAAGCCTTAAAGTTGCTTACTGGGCCAAATAATACTTGAGGCTTAGAGCCAGAAACTTTGTTTAAATACTCATTAGTTCGTGCTATTTTGCTCTCAACAATAACATTACCTTGTCGTGTTTCAGCGATATCTTTGATTTCTGCATCAGTATGTGGTTTAGCACCTTGTTTTATAGATTCAACATACTGAAATTGCATAACTGGATCATTTGGATATAACTCTCCTGCCTTAGCATACATTGCTTTTTCTGCTTTTGCCGCAGGCGATAATTTAGACATACCAATTGCTTCTTGGAATGTTTGATCGTTAGATGCCAAAGCCGCCGCTTCATCCATTGTTTTAGCCACACCAGCATCCATAAGTGCTTGCATCCTTGAACGCTTAACATTTACTTCCTCAAGTGCTTTACGCTCACGCTCTTGTTGTATACCAGCATATTGTGAAGTTTGAGCCTGTTCTTTAGCCAAATCCTGACTTCTTTGTAGAAGAGCCAAGCCTCTTGCTGTATCGCCTCTTTGAATCAACTGTTGCCCAAGTGTTGCGTAACCTTGTGGAGAAGTTAAATCAGCCTGACTAGCCAAGTTCTGAAATGCCGATATTCTTTGTAACTGTGGGTCTTGTGCGCCCAAAGCACCACCAATGCCACGACCTAGTTGCTGACCAGCCCTTGCCGCCATGTAGTTAACTGCTTCATAGGGGTCTAATTGAGCCTGTTGAAGTGCTTGTCTTTGTTCTAACAGTTGTCTGGTATCTTGATACGATTCAGGAGTCATCCCAAACAAACCGCCTACGATTGAATCTGCCATTTGGTTTCTCCTTAAAGGTTTGCGTAACCTAGTGGTAATTGACCTCCACCATATACATCCGTATATGTTGGCGCAAACATTCCTGCGCTTGTTATTCCTCCATCTGCGCCCATACCTCTAAAATAATTACCTAATCCTGTTGTGAACTCTCTGCTTTCACCAAGGTTAGATAGCGTTCTAGCAAATGGGTTGAGTGCATTGGCTGGTTGCATAGTCCTTGCGGCACCCAATCCACCATAGAGCAACGATTGTCCAGCCTGTGCGCCAGCAGTAGCCGCACGACCGCCCAATTGAGCGCCAATATCCAAAGGTGCTTGACCCAAAGATTCAATTCCTTGAGTAGCCGCCAAATATGCTTGGAATGGAGACAATGCACCCACTTGACCAGTTTGATATTGGTTAAGCAAGTTAGCACCTTGACCAAACAATCCTGCGCCAAAGGCAGTTTGTTGTTGTCCGGCCTGTTGTGCTTGAGCCGCCAAAGCCGCATCCTGTTGTGCCAATGCGTTGTAATAGGCTTCCATCTCAGGTGTTGTAGCACCTAGTCCTGCCGCTCCACTTGGTCTAGCACCAGTAGCACCTACTGACAAACCACCACGACCTTGTTGGAACAATTGGTTTTGCAACTGAGACATCTGTCTCTCACGGGTAGGCGCGAGCAATTCCTGTTGTCTTGCCATGTATTGAGCGGCAACCTGTTCAGGGGTTTGCGCTAAATACTGTTGACCAAGATTAAACAAACCAGTAGCCGCACCAGTTAGAGGCGCATACTGCTGTCCTGCTTGCTCTGCTTGGGTTAAGCCACCACCTGCCAATCCCATCAAGCGATTTTGATAGGCTTGTAACTCAGGAGATACTGTGTAACCAGCACTTGAGAGTCGCCCAGAAGGATCAAATCCGAACTGAGATGAACCAAATCGTGTGGTTACCCCAATAGGTCGGAAACGAGCCTCCTCTGCCGCCATCCTTGATGCTTCAAGTTGAGCATTAGCAGAAGTCTGTGCCGCATCCCTTGCAGAATCCGCCGCCATAGAACTGCTTAGTAAGTTCAGTCCTCCACCTATAAGTGCCGCTTCCATTCCCATTATGTTCTCCTAACAAACATTTGTCTTGCTTTGCCGTCCATGCCAACAAAATCTTTCAAATAATCAAACCCAAAAATTCTTACAAACTTCTCATGCTTTGCATCACCCACTTCATGTATCGCATAAATATCCTTTTTATAGGACTTGAACAATTCATCAAAATCAATCTTCAATTGTCTTTTAACACTTTTGTTCCATCTCATGCAATCACAATGAATAAAAGTAAAGCCGCAATCATCCTCAAAGTACACAACGTAATTCTTGGTTTTAATTACTTCTACTTTCAATACTTTCCTTCCGAAAACACATTCACAAACACAGTCTCGTCTTCCAATGCCTCAATCTCATGCCACTCATTAGCCTTAAGGTTTATCGGTTGCGTGTACTTGTCAATCACTTTCTCAATTCCTTCCTTGCGAATCACACAACTTCCTGAATGACAGATTGTGAGATGTGCGTAAACGTGTTCATGGCGTGGTAACCCCTCGCCTTTATTGGCGTGATACACATTTATGCTCGCCCCGTCATACGTGACTTGATGCTTCGGATTGACTTGCTTTGTCATTTTCTTTCTCTGTTTTCATATCCATCCATTTACCTGTATATCCCATAGGTGCGTTGATATATCTAACTTGCATTGCCATTGTCCCATCTTCTTTTTGAAGCATACGAAACTCAGGCGTTGAATTTGGATATATCCCGTAGGTCATAAGTCTTGTGATCCTGTCGTGCTTGGTTGTTGTTCTGTTGCTACTGGTGCTATTGGTGGTGGTACATACTCAGCAATTGCGCCATATACACCAGCATTTCCTTTAGCCCATAATTCTTTTATGTGAGCATGTTGGTCTGTTGCATCTACACCCGATGGATGTGGCTCATTAAACTCAGCATACTTAACATTACATGAAAAAAATGTATGTTCTGCATCACACCATTGCAAATCTGTAACTGATTCAATCGTAAACATTTATTTTTTCCTTTTTAAGAAACACGGATATAAAGGCCACGCATCCAATACCTATATGTATCACCGCAAATAACTTGACTAAAGAAAACAGAACCCGTGCTTACTTTTCTCCATGTGCCACTTAATGATGTGCCACCACCGCCGTAACTTGGATTATTAGCAGTAAAATAATGACTAGCAAAAGGAGATTTAGCACCGCCTGCTGGATTATTAGTATTTGTAGTATCGTCATATCTCAAAGTGCTTCCAGCAATAGTTGCTCCATACGCTACATCTGAATTACCAGAATTTTGAAAAATACCAATAGAACCAATATCACCAGCATTAGTTAAAACGACTGCGCCAGTTTGACCATTAAGGGATGTAACTCCTGCGCCACCAGATGTCCATGTTGTGCCATTGGAAACCAAAACATTTCCAGATGAGCCAGGCGCAACAAACTGCACAGCACTCGTACCATTACCAAGAACCACATTGTTTGCTGTTAGAGTAGCCGCGCCCGTTCCACCTTGTGCAACAGTCAAAGCAGTTGTCAAACCAGAAATAGAAGTAATGTCAGAGTTAGCACCAGACTTGGCGGCACTCAGATTGGTTCTAGCATCAGTTGCAGTAGATGCGCCAGTACCTCCATCAGTTACAGCCAAATCATTTGTTAATGCAAGTGTTGGGATAGTTACAGTACCAGTAAAGGTAGGAGATGCAGTATCTGCCTTAGTAGCAACAGCAATAGCAATATTGTCGTACTCGGTGTTTATCTCAGTACCCTTAACAATCTTTAATGGATCACCAGACGCAAGATTGTCTTTGGTAGCAAAATTCGTTGATTTCACATAATTTGTCATTTCTTCTCCTTAACTTACTCTGCCACGTTTAGATTGAATTTCAATCTTCTGAATAGATAGTTCATTGCCTGAAATATTAGTCTCATAGCCAGTTTGGACAACCTTGCCAGAACCACTTGCATTGACTTTCAGGTTTTGCAATGAAACACCATCCGAATACTCGTTAGTCACAGATGGTTGGGCGTGTACTGCTGTATGCGTTCCACTTCCCGCTGTTGTCGTGTTGATCGCTGATCCACCAGATGTTAAAGACAAATTACAAGTGTTTGTTGAAACATTAACGCAGTAATAGGTTGTTCCCGTACTCAAACCTGATGGCAAAGTACCAGTAGTTGTCAAAGTTATTGGGTTGTTCAACACAAACTCAGAGCCATCAACAGATGTGATAACCGCAGGGCTTGCATTGGTTATCGTCACAACCTGATTGTTTGGATTGTTGTATTGTGCAACTCCATACTCTGACGTTCCTTGTGTTGGTATATAGGTTGTTGCTGACAAATAGTTAGTGGAGAAGTCAAATCCCCACTTCATCGTCACATATTGGTTTGAGCCACCAATAGCAACAATAGTTAGTTTTTTCAGGATAGAGGTAACCGACTGGTCGCCTAGATCAGCATGGTTCGTGTAGTACAAGAAACGATAACTACTCGTATGGTCTAAATACGTCCCATACTTACCAATGTATCCATTCTTGCCAATCAGCAAGTCCCCATTCCTACGGGAAAGCAATGCAGTTGGCTCAATAGAGTCCCATGTAGTTACCCTAAATGACCCATCTTGTAGTTGCGCTCTTGTGTCAAAGCAAAATACTTGCTTTACCAATGGGAAAGTTAATAAATAAAATGCTTCTTTCTCTGAATAAACAGCCTTCAAATTAGCAAGCGTTTCTCCAGAAATAGTAGCCAACAGGTCGTTGCGAACATTCTTAGATAAGTCACCCAAAGGAGCAGACTTCTCCACAATTGTTCTAGCAAATGAGCGTATACCTGAATTAGACAAAAATAGAATGTCTTTGCCAGTAGAGGCAATCGAATCCCTTGCTATACAACCAATCCCTCCAACTGTGTCGTTCAAGGTCATGGTTGATGGCGTAGTCGCATTGGCGTATACCAAGATTTGACGCTTGCCAAAGATGATGAGAAAGCCATTGTGTGCCGCTAATCCTGTAATCTCATCTGCTCCGTTAGGCCATACCCTGTCTACATTCAAAGAACCAGCAGTTCCAGTAGACCAAACATGACCAGCCAACAGGTCAGAGAAGTAAACAGTATTGTTTTGTGTTGGCACACCTGCCACCCACAAGCGACCATAAGCCGATATAGCAATGTTTCCATTCTGAACAGTAGCAACATATCCTGTCTTCTCAGAAATCCGTCTATAAGTGGTTGCACTTACAGCAGGGTCAAAGATTAAAGGATCATGCCCTGCTTGGAAAAAGTAGGTTATTGCATTTAAGGATGTGCAGTGCCAATTGTTTGCTGTGATGGTAGGGGCTGTACCCCCTCCCCCATAGGTCAATTCTGAAACAGCGTTCGACCCATCCAACTTAAACAACTTGTTGTTTCCAGAGAACAGCACAGTCAAAGTGCCATCAGCCTGAACTAACTCATGTATTACGCCAACATCATTTGCACCCAAAGCACCAGATGAGGAGTTAACCCTTGACCAACCTTTGCGTGAGCCAATGCGTCCATATTGGTCAATCACACAATTGGTGGCGACAAGAGCAAAACCTTGATTCAAGTCCAAAGGCGAGTCTTGGGTGTTTAACCCGTAGAAGCCTGGGGCTGAGATGCTAGAGGTTTGTATTGCTTGGCTCATACCGACACAAACTCCCCCGTCTCAGGATAACGAGTACCCTCAAGAGCGATATAGTCTGACAACATTGATCTATACAACGCATACGCCTCAGAGGAAGACAATCCGCCATCCTCGCCACGCTCCACCAAAGCACGAGCATAAGCGTTTTGAGCCACCAAAGTATCAGGCACTTTCACCACAGTCGCATCAGCAGACAAAGTGGCTTGTGGAATAACCAAAGCAAATGGGATGCTATACACGCCATCAGGACGAGGATAAAGAGTTACTTTGGTGTCGTAACTACCATCTACGCCATCAAATGCGTAATACGCAGGGATGCCGTTTACAGGAGTAGAGAAGTTCTGATAGCGATTCATAGTCGCAAAGTCAATATTCTTCATACCGATATTGCTTGTGACGTTTAGAACATCTTGAACTTGGAACTTCTGACCAGCACCAGTTAGAGAATAGGAATATGTACCTGAAGTGGTAGACAATGTAATTGTCGTGCCAAGGACATTCCAAGCATAAGCATCTTCAACCTGACGCTTTGCATCATTGACAAACTTGCCAATTAAGGTTGAATAGGTGGTTTCTAGGTTGGTAGAAACAGTTGGTTCACGCAAACGAACCAAGACATCATTGATCAGTTCAAGGTAGGTCATTGTCTTGTCAATCCTATTTCTTCAAATGTTGCTATAAAACTGAAGGTGCTACCAGTTTCAGTTGTTATTTTTAATTTGTCGCCTTCTTCCAAAACAATGTAGGCATTGCCATCAAACTGTAAATAGTTCTTTGACGTGAAGTTGTATTGAGTCAATATATCAAGGGTTGTATTGGAACTTGCGTCATACCATTGAACAGTTATATGCTTGGTAGACCCGCCTGTATTGTGTATATACATTACAGTGAATTTGGCGTAATAGCCCGTAGGACAGGTATAGACTGTTGTGTCTACTGTCGCTGTGGGACTAATTCCAACCGATATTGCTCTCATTTTGCCTTTGCCTTATTCCTTGCGGAAATTGACTTGGCTTTTGCCTTTGCATCTGCCTTGGAAGAAGCACCCCAAGCCTTTAGCGAAAGAAGCAGTCTAGTTGGTTCACCATCCTTGTACTCCGCACCAGCCATATTGCCCATGCGAGCCAAGAAACTTGCTCTCCTTGAAGAGTCGCCTGATTTTAACGGAGATTTTAGGTTTAGTCCTTCAGTTCTTTTATAAAACTGCCGACCAGCCTCATTAAGTCCGCCTTTTGGATTCTGGTATTTTTTTAAGACCATTTTGATCTATCCTTTAAGTTTATCCCAGATTGCAACGGGGCCACAATAGCAAAATCAAAATTAACACCTGTTCTTAGTCTTCGCATCAAAGTGCCTGGCTTAAGGTTAACCATTTTTGCAATTTCACTCATTGATCTATATGAGCCATCATAAAAATACTTATCTTTATTAGGATCAAGTTTTTCATGCTCAAAAGGACTTCCGTAAAGTTTATTTGCCTTCCAAAGTCTTTTATATGGGATATTTAACTTTCTAGAAATTTCAGAAATTGTTAGGTTTTCCCCATTTAATAGGTATCTTTTTGTATTGCGCCTATTGTTTGCCTGCTCTATGTTAGTAGACCATTTAACATTTTCTGGGTAATAACCTTTGTTGACATCAATTCTGTCTAATGAATACTCTTTAGATGGTCTTAATCCAACATCATTTATAAACTCATAGAAACCAGATTCACCATGCCATTGGTGACAAACATCTATTCCACGATTCCCGTAATTTTTGTAATCAGGAGAGTTTTTTGCATAACAGCGATAAAAAAGATGCTTCCAAGTGCCATGTGAAAGAACTAGTTTTTCAACAGTTTCTTTATCCAGACACTCTTTAATCTTCATCACTTCACCTTTTTTGGTTTCTTTGCAGTTTTAGCAGACTCAATAAACGCTTTGGCAGTTGGCGCACCTTTGCTACCAACTTTCCGCATCCGTTCACCAGAGCCTTCAGCGATTCTTTTCTTCTTTGCCCAAATATTGGCATAAAGTCCTTGTTTCATTTCTTCTTCTTCATTGGCTTGCTCATGCCAGCCTCTGAGAGGGCAATAGCAATCGCTTGTTTACGGGACTTAACCACAGAGCCTTTTTTGCCAGAATGTAGAGTACCTTCTTTGTACTCGTGCATTACCTTGCCAACCTTCTTCTGTCCTTTGGTCATTTTCATGGTTTTTCCTTTGTAATTGGCCCACCCGATTTCCACGCATCACAAGTCCGAGCCGAGGCGCAAGTGAATTGGAATAAGTCGCAATAGCCTAAATCAGCCGCCTTGACAAAGTTCTCGTCATAGGACAACTCATTCTTACCCTCATCCTTCTCTAGTCCACCAAGGATGCACTCCATCATCTTAGGAGTCTGAATAAAGGCGGCACAATTGCCACAACGCATCCCCATAATGTCTTTGGTAGGGGCGTTATACATCTTTGCCTTCTTCAGCCAAAAAGAGTCATTTGGCTCTTCAGGGTTAGGAGGGCCATACCCATACTCCTTGAAAGCATGGTTTCTGTTTTTCAAATTGGTAGAAACATCCTGAGTCGCCACAGGACATACAGTTCCTGAGAGCAATCCTTCTTTCATCGGAGTAACTTTCCACCAATGAAGGTGATTACGCCACCAGCCATAGAAGCGATGGTCATACCCATCCAAAAGCCACCTTTTGACTTGTTTGCCAACTCAAGGAGTGCTTTTACATCTTGGGCAAGAGAGTGAACCTCTGTTTGGAGAGCCTCTACTTGAGCCTCCAATTTGCCAAAATCTCTTGCGTCAATTTCACTCATAACAATTGTTCCTTACGGGGTCTTCCCATAGGTTTCTTCAAAGTTAGTGTTTGCCTTGTTCCATCAACCTTCTCAACCTCTACAACAGCAGAAGTATCTACCTCTGTGTATTGAGGGTGTCTACGCATCTCAATAATGTCATAGTCCTGTCTGAACTCAACAACATTACCTGATTGATTGCATCTGAACAAAGCCATTTAATTCCTTAATGAAGAAAGGGGGAACAAGTCCCCCAATCTTTAGACCATACGAACTACAACAATTCGTAAGGTGGTGGATGCCAAGTCAGCAGTTGAGCCAGACTCGTTTTGGATACGGAATTTGACAGTATCTGCGGCTGAGACATAACCTGTCACAGTCAAACCTACCAAATCAACGCCCAAAGATGCACCGATAACCATGTCACCCAAGGCAACGCCTGGGATCGTAATGTCATCAGTCTCTCCTGCGCCATCAACCAAAGAACCAGCGTTCAAAGTTGCTTTAACAGCCCATGTATCGCTAAACAAACCACGGAATTGGTCTGTACCTCTGCGAGTAGTTACTGCGGATGCGGTTGCCATGTGTTTCTCTCCTAATTAAGTTAAAAAAGTCCCCCCACCACTAGGGCAGGGGGCGCAACTGCAATTAGGCTGGTACTGCCAATGCGAACATTGCTGAAGACTTAGCGGCTCCAACAGTGGCGGCACTACGCAGA